GCTTATGGTGTTCCGGTGAAGAGCATGACTTCCCTCCTTCCTCTCTTCAATACCGAGGTGAATGTGTTGAGCGACAAGAAGGAGAACAAGTATGGGATGAAATTTCCCGACGTGTCCAATAAGGCGAGATATACCATCTATCAGGTGGTGGACCCTGCGGGTGCCAGAAACTACGTCTCGATATGGGCTGCTGTGGATGAGCGTGACAATGTGTACATCTGCCGGGAATGGCCCGATTGGGAAACATATGGGGAATGGGCAGATTTCGGGGATCCCAAATGGAGGTATGGTCCTGCCTCAAAGAAGATAGGGTTGAGTGTTCAGGGATATTGCGAGTTGTTTGCCGAAGTGGAGGATGAGCTGGGGGTGGAAGTGTTCGAGCGAATCGGCGACTCCAGGTTTTTCGCTAAGGAGAACGAGAACAATGAGGACCTCTTCATGTCCTTCGAGGAGCATGGGTTTATATTCGTTCCATCCGATGGCAGGATGGAGGAGGTGGGCTTATCCGCATTGGATGAGTGGTTCAATTACAACCCGAATGAGCCGATTGATGCTGCCAATCGGCCCAGGTGCTACATTCACGAGAGCTGCCGCAACCTGATCGACAGCCTCATCAACTACAACTCAAAGGGGAAAATGGACGAACCCTTGAAGGACTTCTTCGATGCCATACGCTATTTGCGAATGGCGAATGCTGGGGAAGGCCCAGTCCATGTAACAGCTCGCGATTTGGCAGTAACTCGCCGGGCTACGGGAGGATATTGAATGAAGATAAGACTAAGCGAATTGGCCCGGCAAGGCCACTATGAATGGGATGAATTATTGGCCTTGGCCAAGGAAAAGCTATCCGATGATATGATGAAGGGTGTGGGGAAAAACACCTGGATCAGTGAAGAGGGACAGGAGATATTGGCAGAGGCCATTGATGTCCCTGAAGCCACTCCTGCCCACTATAGGGGTCAGGTGATTAAGGTGGCTCCGAACAAGAAGTATGTATATGCTTACATTCGTGAAGCTGAAATGAAGGTTCCTGTATTGGTTCCCAAGAAATTGGCCAAAAAACTAGTCGGGAAGCAAATACTAATTGAGGCTATACAGGATGTCAGCGGCACGTCTTACAGATACCGAAGAGCGGCAGCTTGATGACTTGGTTTCGAGCCGCCGCTGGCAGTGTGAACAAATTGACCGACTCCTTGGGTGGGAGGTCTTGAAGGTGTTTGCCACAGGAAACTGGCATCATGTTATGGATAATGATGATTTCTGTGATAGAATAGGCGTCAACAAAAACTACACTAAGGTCACGCTGGATCGCGTATCGAAGAAAGCTAGAAACATTTAACATGGAAAACGACTACTCCAAGGCTATCACATATCTGGGTAAGGAGCCAGACGTAGACGTATTGCGGCAGGCGTACCAAACTACTACCAATGAGCTTTCCGCATACTACGAGGTATGCCGCACTTCCTACGATGATAGACGCAACTGGTGGCCGGGCAAGAGCCGAGATTTGCGTAAGCATGGAGCAGATGCCTTTCCATGGGAAGGGGCTTCCGACCTAGAGAGCCATGTCATCGATGAGCGTGTTACCCGGCTAGTCTCCTTGTTCATGTCCGCCCTGAACCGGGCGAACATCCAGGCTTTCCCTGTAGAGGTGGCGGATGTGCCGAGGGCGAAGGTGGTAAGCAATTTCCTTAAGTGGATGACCACTTCGGGATACATTCCTCGCTTCAAGCGTGAAGCGGAGCTGGCGGCCAACTACTTCCTAGAGCGGGGTATTATGATTACCTACTGCGGGTGGTTGATGGAAGACCGCACCTTCAAGCAGAAATTTGACATGCAGCGGATCGCCGCTGCCGATCCCAACCTGGCCCAAATGATATTGGACGGCACCCAAGACGATGAGGTGGTTGTCCAGATGCAGGCCGTCATCAAGGTGACAAAGGAGAATGCCCGGAAAGCCCTGAAGGATTTGCGGAAGTTTGGAATGGCTGAAGTGCCTACTGTCAGGCGTCAGGTCAATGCCCCGGAGGTCAAAACCCTTGGTCCCGATGGCGACTTCATTTTCCCGGCGTATGTCACAGACCCGCAACGCTCGCCATACTGTTTCTGGCGTACCTACTACACAGCCCAAGAGCTGGAGAATAAGGTGCAGACAGATGGCTGGGATCCCAATTTCGTGGAACACGTTATCTCTAAATACTCTGGAGTGAACATAAACTCCTTGGAGAGGGAACAGGAGGGAAGGCGTAGCATATCACTTACTGACGATGCTTACGAGGCCGAGGAACTAGTAGAAATAATACATGGATACCAGAGACTGATCGACGAGGCCGACGGGTCTGAGGGGATCTACGAGACCGTGTTCCACGAATCATTTTCAGGCGACAAAGGGCTAGATATCCCTGGTTATGCCAAATTTGAATTGCTAAACGGATATGAGGACTATCCCGTGGTCGTTACCCGATTTAGCGAAGACAATAAACGTCTATACGATGCTACCACGGTCCCTGGCCTATTGCGTGGGATACAGAACCAGGTGAAGGTGGAACGCGATAGTCGCATTGACAGCAATAGCCTATCTACCCTTCCAGCCGTCACTCACCCGAAGGGACGCAAGCCCGAGGAGATAGGTCCAGGGCGATTTATCCCGGAAGTGAGGGCTGGAGAAATCAGGTTTATGCAGGGACCTGGATTCAATCCCGGATCCGTTGAGATGGAGAATAGCCTTCAGGCCCAAGCCGATCGCATGGTTGGGCTGGATGACAACCCGCTATCGGGCATCCGTCGCCAATTCTTGGTAGACAAATTTTTGCAGCATATGGCAGAAGTGATAGCATTATGCTACCGCAACTTCCAGAGGTTTGGACCCGATCGCATTTTCTTCAATGTTACTGGGGTACCCGATCCCCAAATGTTCAGCAAAGGCAACCCCGACGAAAACTTCGACGTCACTATTAGCTTCGACGTCCTCAATGCCGATGGGGAGAAACAGGAAGCCAAACTCAACCAACTGCTTTCTCTGGTCCAGATGGACCGAAATGGCCGCATAGACATGGATAAGCTTCTGTCCGTGATAGCTTCTTCCATCGATCCAGTATTGGCCGATGGGGTAATGAGGCCAGTCGAGGCGGCACAGGACCAAATGTTGAAAGATATTACCGATGATCTATCAAAAATATATGCAGGCATTGAAGTACCAGCTCGCCCGAACGGCTCTCAAGTGGCTCTTCAAATCATTCAGCAATATACGCAGCAGCCAGATGTTCAGCAGCGCTTACAGCAAGATGAAGCGTTTGCGGCTCGCATTCAGAAATATGCTGGCCAGTATCAGTTCGCTATGCAGCAAGCTCAAAACGCCCAAATAGGCCGTATTGGTACAGCTCCAGCCCAAATGGGACAGGTACAAACCCAAGGAATGCGACAGTGATAGCTTTGTTATTTGCTTCTATACTATTTGTTGATATGCCAGATAATAAAAGTACATCTCAATACGGAAAAGACCGGGAACGCTTTCTAAACTTAAACAGGCTGGCTAAATCGGTTAGAAAATATTTTGGAAAAAATCCTGCAATAGAAGCAGCCATGTATGGCAACTCGGGCGTAGAGACTGGAAACAGTTTTGCATACGACCAAAAGCAATATGGTGGTGGCGGAGGATATGGTGTTTTCCAATTTGATTTTCACAAACCTTATTACAGGGAATACCTGGAAGAGGAAGGTCTGCCGGATAACACCGATTCCCAGGTGAGGTATGTTTACGAAAACATATACGGGAAAAAGAAAAACATATTGGGTGCAGGCAATGCCAAGAAATTAAGAGAGGCATTTGAATCTGAGGATCCAGAATTTGTCAGCGATCAGTTTATGAAAATATTTCTTCGCCCAGGTAAGCCGCACCGCGATAGGCGTGTAAACCTTTCCAAGAAATACCACAAACAACTAGTGGAGACATATGGTGGCGAGTCTGGAGAATGATATAGCTTTTCTCTCGAAGCATGAGCATTTTGCTCGCTTCATTAACGTCATCAAGCAACGCCGGGAGGATGCTATTGCCCGTCTTAGGGGATCATCTCCAGAGCAGGTGATGCAGATATCCGGGGAGATATCGGCATACGATGACATCCTACAGGATGCCAACTACGAAGATCTGTTGAAAAAATGGCATGCTTATGTGGAATAGAGTGTTTCGCGTGATATAATCACGCTCTCGCCATCGCTAGGCGTAATAAGCGGAAACATCAAAACACATGAGTGAAGTAGTCGAGGCGATCGCTGATGCCTCTGAAAACACAGCGGTAAACAGTAATATATCCGCATCTGAGTACCAACTTAGACGCGCCAGGCAAATGGAAGAGGCTATTGCCCCTCCCACACCTGAACCGGAGATCGAAGAATCCATTTCTGAAGATGTTGAGACAGAGTCTCCATATCAAGAAGAAGAGGTCGATCAATCAAATGTTCTTTCAAATATCGACTTAGACAATTTGTCTGAGGCGGAACTCAAACAGCTCTCCGAGGCATTGTCCAGCCGGGCGGTTGATCGTTTTGGTCAACTTACCGCAAGGGCCAAGGCTGCGGAAGAGAGGGCGAGAGAGCTTGAGGATAGCATGAAGGCCCAGCAAGAGCAGGTGCTTTCTTCCACTTCCGAAATCGAGAACAACCCCTACGACGACCTGAAAAGCGTCCAGGACATCCAAAACAAAGCCAGGGAAATCAATGATGTGATTGAATGGGCGGAGGATGTCTTATTCGAGTCTGCTGACTATGGCCCCGATGAGGAGGTCACTGAGTCAAATGGGCAGGCCATGACGAAAGCCCAGGTCCGTGAAGCGCTGAAACAAGCCAGGAAATCTCGGGATAAATACCTACCGGACCAGTTTCGGAAGGTGAAGAAAGTGGAGGATGCAACCAAGCTACGTCAGGAATATGGCAAGAGAGCCATGAAGGAGTTCAAGTGGCTAGGCGACAAGGAAAGCGAGCAGACTAAGCAGTTTGTTCAGCTTGCCAGCCAACCAGCACTCCAGAAGGCATATGAGCAAAATCCTGACTTAAGCTGGCAACTGCCATACCTATTGGCCCATTCGGTAAATAGCATGTTTGGAGGGTCTTCCAAGGCCCCAAAACAAACTAATGCCGGGGAGGCATTCAAGCCCACTCCACCAAAGAGTCCGTCGCCGGCATTGGCCAAGTCCGATAAAACCGAGGACAACTCGTCCAAGGCACTGAAAGATCTAACGAAACGGTTTAAGGAGTCTGGAAACAAAGACGACTTCCAAAAACTCAGAGAGGCGCGATGGTCGCGTCGTCTCGCCACACCTTAAACACCCTAATATATAATGGCACTATCAAATACATACGACGCCAGCCCTTCGGCAAATGTTTCCAATAGGGAAGACCTTAGCGATACTCTCACTATTTTGGCTCCCGAGGAAACTCCAGTCCTTAGTTCACTGGCAAAAACCAGAGCATCTGCTGTCCAGCACGAATGGACCGTAGACAAACTAGCAGCCGTCAGCACCGCAGGTATCTCTGAAGGTGTAGATGTCAGCACCTATTCCGACGAGTTCACGGATCGCGTTCGCCTCGGAAACTACATCCAGAAGTTCCGCCGAGCTTACCAGGTTTCGGACATTCAGGAAGCTGTTGATTCCGTTGGTCCCGCTAAGTTTGCTCAAGCTGAGTCCAAGGCTCTTCGCGAATTGAAACGCGACATCGAAGCCACCATCATGTCCGACAACGAGCAAGATGTGGAAGACGGGAGCGG